TTGGTGGAATGCTAATTACGCCAAAGTTGATTTGGTCGCGCATGTTTAGTCATGGAACCATGCAACGCGCCAAGCTCATGTTTGTTGTTGGTGAGCAAGGTATTACTGAGCTTAAAAACGATTCAGGCTCTTTTGAGGTGTTTGAGCCTGGCATAAGCCCGCCTGAGTTAGATGGTATTTTTCTTGGCAATAATGCTTTAGACGCAATTTTTAAAAATTATTTTGCATTTTATTGGCATGGCGACTCCAGCGTCAACTTTCGGATTAATGGAGCTGATAGGCGGTATGGAACGCGCGGCAAAGCTCACACGGGTGATCCTGACGTGCTTAACGATTCAAACGTTGATGTTTTCGATATTCCAACTTCTAATGTCGTTAACGCGCAACAAGAAGCTTTGGAACCAGGAGAAAAATTTTGTCATGCCTATACACCATCGAACAATACATCTTTCGGAGTTTATAACACAATAGCAAATGGAACAAGTTATCGTGTTAACTATGAACTTATTCCTATTCATAAAGATACAAAACGAAAGTCAAGTGTAAGTTCAATTTTACAGCGAATTAAAATAGTTGGAGACTCTGGTGTGAAGATAGATGGGGGGACTTTGCAGGAAAGGGGTATTGAGCCTGGTTCAGCATCAACTGAAGATTTAGATGAGATCCGCAAAAAAGGAAGACAGAAAGGTGCAGGTAGAAATTACAGCCCAAGGATGGGAATTATCAAGGCCAAGGGTCAAACAGTTTCAGGCGACAACCTTAGAGATGTTGTTTCAAATGTAGAAAAAGGAGACAAGGCAACATTTGTAATAAGAAATAGCAAAATTAATGAGGATTTTTACCATAAGGGTTCTGACAAGCTAGGACCACCTGTTGATGATATTAACTCAGAGATAGAAACATTTCAAATTCAAGCAGATTCAATAATGCAGCTTGGAGAGCACTTTGAAATTGGCGGATCTATCTGGAAGGTTACTAACAGAAAAGAAGTCAGGTTTGACCCAGACACGACAAAAGATCAAATTATTGAGCTTCAATGCATCGATAACTTAGTTTCAATTTCAAAAGAAATAGGAATAGTTAGTGATAGTAATGTTGTTGAGCCTTCTGATCAGTTTATTGGAGATAGTGGGGTTGGCGATACAAGCAAGTCTATTGGCGAAGTTTTTTTCCCGCTTTCCCAGGTTTCAGTTGCATCAATTAGGAACAACCGTCCATGCGTTGTAACTGAGGTTGGGATTAAAAGCAAAGTATTTCAACGCTTGAACGGAATATGTAATTTTCAAACCTTGCCGGACAGTGGACAATTTAAAGAATTTGAAAACGACAATGTTCAGGTAAGAACTGGCACTATGAACATTAGTATTACTCGCACTTCTGTGTTTAGAGTATTAGTTAAAGAAGTAGGTAGCAGTAAAGATTTCAGCGTAATAACATCAAACAGTGATGGACCATTGTTTTTTGCAGTACGTGGCCACCAGCCTGTTGACCAATACAACTCAATCAGATTTACAACTCCAAATACGTTGTCTTTGGAATACAAGTTTGTGCCAGTATCTGGAGCGGAAATGGGGAGGCTTTCTGGCAACGAAACAGTTATTGAACTTTCGTCATCATCTTCAATCGATCAAAATGAAAAAAGTTCTGGAGGGTTTAGAGAAATTGCATGTACAGCAGCTGGTCATGACATGTTGGTATTTTTCCACGGCAGGATATATAACGGCGGATGGAGCGATTATTTTTTTAGAAATAAAGAATTTTCTAGCGGTAGCAAGAAAATTACACCATCAACGGAAGTATCGTATCCATCTTCTGTTGTTTTTAAAACCTCTACACCAACACGAGTTATCGGCACGATTGCAGAAATAGGAAGTGAGCTGCAAAAAAAAGAAAACATTGGTAATCAGGGTATCAAACAAGGCAAGATAGGGGCTTTTTTCTATGAAATTGCAAATAGTGCTGATAACTATAATATTCCTATGGGATCACAAAAATTATTTGAAAGTGTAGAATATATTGATGGAAGTTACGCAACTTGGTTGCATTTACAATGGAGAGTGGAAAGAGCAGTTGCTCCAGAATACAGCGGAGAGTCGTCTGTTTGGAAATTCATTAGTGTTCATGTTATTGGCAGCGGTGGAGATTTTAGTGATGGACAAATAATTGAAGTCAAGAGAGGCAGTCAGGCGACAAATGTTGTCAGCGGGCAGTCGTCATATGTCACTAATCTTAGCTCTCCAAACTACAACCCTTTTGCAGCAAATAATCCTTCTGGAACTTTGACTTTTTCAGGAATGCGCTTAAAAATTAATGGAGTCAAAAAAAATGTAACTTTGAGCGCAAGGGCTCAAGCGTGGCGTTATGAAATCGGATTTGGCGCCGTAGATAGACCGTCCGGTCAGACAAAAACAATTACAAGAACTTTCGCGAAAGGAAGTAAAACTATTAGGGTTGAATTAGAATCTACTGTCGTAAAATTTCCAAACGTTAAGACTAATGGTACAATAGTTGGCAATAGAATGGGCTGGTCAAACGCAAGAGTTATTAGAATTCTTCAAAGCGATGCAACCACACAGGACTGGGAAGTTGGCGACGAATTCAATGATACTCAAACAGTAAGCGCAAACAATCCTTTTAAAACAGGTTATAGTTCCGTAGGTGCAACTTACAGAATTGCAGACGTTGACTATATTGAAACAATACCCTTAAGTATTGAAATACAAGGGACTGATTTTGGCGATAAAACTCAAATATCTGACATTAGCACATACAGAGGTCTTGTTGACAAGTCCAACAACAATGGCTCTGAGCACGAAATTGTTTACGTTAATGAGGTTTTAATTAACGATCAAACCGCAAACCTTACCAATTTAACCTTGGCTGGTTTGTCATTAAAGGCAGGTCGTGAGTACACATCATTAGATCAATTGCGTTGCTGGCTAGCCAATGGCATGGTTGTAGAGCGTTTGCATCCTGGTAACAAGCAAGTCGTTTATGGCTCTTCAAAAGCAGCAGGGCCTAGCAATTTATTCACAGATCTGGTTTATTTTCTGTTAACCGATCA